TAAAGATTCTCCTGAGTTTTCATAATAGTCTATTAGGTGTACCTCTTGTCCAACTCTTTGTGCAAACCAAATAGCTGTACTATCTCCGATCCCCAAATCCCACCAGGTTTCCACACCTACATTTTCGTCTACAGGCACGTAGCCAATTCTTCCATCCTTATCGGCTTTAGTTATCAGTCGACCATAATAACTTCCTGACACTGCTGCAGTAAACGAACATTCAAATTCCTGTTCAAACTGCTCAGGCGTCATGATTGCACGTGCCTGCTCCAGTTCCTCCTCTGGAATGACGTTGGTGTCAGATGCTCGATATAGTTTCCCATACCAATCTTTATGACCTCTTTGAGCATAATCATAAACTTCCCAGAATTGATTATGACCCATTGGAGTGCCGATAAATAATACCCATCCTAATTTATCTGCAACCGCAGGTCTTACAATTTCAGTCCATACTCGAGGAGCCATGATAGCATATTCGTCTAAGACGACTGCATCAAATCCCATTCCTCGAATTGAATCTGGATTGTCTGCACCAAATATTTGAATTCTTGATCCATTAAAAAGATCTATTCTTAATTCAGTTTCATTCCTACTACCACCAAACTGCATTAGTGGTTTTGTATAAAATTTTAAATATTCCCAAGCAATAGCTTTACCTTGTCTATAAGTTGGAGCTATGAATGCACATAAACTCCTAGGTTTGTCTGCTGCTGTTTTAATTAATTCGTTTATTGAAAGTACGCTTTTTCCAAATCGTCTGTGACAGACCAGGACACTAAATCTTTTTCTAGTATTGTGTACTTCCTTTTGATACTCTCGAGGTTTATAAGGAACCTCAATTATTTTAACTTTCTTTTTGCCATTGGACTTTGATTTGGACTGGTTCATCTATTCCTACTCTTGAAGTTGTACTAGCTAACCTTGGATGAACAAAAGGTGCTGCCTTTTCGGCTGCGTACATTTTTCGTTCAGGTGAGCTTGCAGGATTGTTTAACACAGATAACAAATAATCTAAAGGAGAATGTTGGTATTTAACTGCCATTTCTTCCATAGATTTCCACAATTTTTTAGTCTTAGCTCCAAAAGGTCTACCAGCTCCAGGTCTTTTACCACCATGTTCGCCACAGCATTTAGTATCCTTTTCAGGTTTGCTAACTTCGTTCTCGTATGTTTTATCTTCTTCAACCATTAGATTATTTTTCTTCCTCTTTTATCAAATTGTCTAAACTCAGGAAATTTTAATCCTTTTTGTGAACCAGCTATTTTTTTCATAGCTGAAGGTGCTAATGTTAATGCAGTAAATGTAATAGGATGTTTCCATGCCCATTTAGCTGCACCCCAAGCCATTCTAGGTAATGATTTTCCTAAAAATCTTTGTTCTTTACTAGCTTTTGCAAAAATATTACCTTTAGGTATTCTTTTTTTATTATACCTAGACTTTTTTGCTGTTATTTTTGGTTTATATACTACTAATTCTTTTGCCATATTAGTATCTAACCTTTTTTCCTTTTTTTTTAGCGTATTTTTTAGCTGCAGCTTTACCTTTTTTAGTATAACTGAACTTTTTCTTTCCTACTTTTGGCATATTTTCCTTTCTAAACCCAAGTAAATTCTCTTTTACTTCTTTGAGCTTTTGCTAATCTTCTTGTTATTTCTTCGTTGGTAAATTTTTTACCTGCACGTCTTTCTTTTGATATTTTTTGCATCTCAATTCTCATATTTTGACTTTTTCTAGGACCATCAGATGCAATATAAGCAGCTACAGGAATACCTGTAACAGCTGCTAATCCTAGTTTTTGACCTAAAGAAAATTTATTACTTTTAGTATTAAGTTTAGTTTTCTTTTTTAACCAATCAGGTCTATATCTTTTAATTGCTGGTATTTTCATTATGCTTTCTTGTCGTCATCGTTTAATATCCATGCACCTAATGCACCAATACTAGCTACTTTACCAGCTTGAATGCCAAATTGTGTTTTTGGATATCTTTTAGCAAAGTGTCCTATAGCTTGACCTTTTAATGCGTGTCCATAACCATATGCTTTACCAAAAGGTGCTTTTTTACCACCTCTAGCACCCATTGCCATGCCAGCTCTCATTGCTTTAACATTGTAAGCTGCACCAATAGCTTGTTTTTTTGCCCACATGCCACCACGCAGACTTTTTCGCTTTTTGATACCTTTTAAGCCTATAGTAGATCCAGCTTTTCTTAGCGTTCTTCTAAACTTAGAAGCACTTGCTAATGTTTTAACTAAGCTCATGCTCATATTTATCCTTTTTTGTTGTTGTTATTATTTCCAGACATCATACTCATAATAGCTACTGCACCAGCTGCTGTACCAACATAAGGTGCTGCATCTAATGCTGTATTAATTCTTTTAACCCTTCTCTTTGTAGAGGCTGGTTTTCTTAAAGCATAATCAGCAATTTTACTTCTTCGACTTCTTCCTAGTCCTTTTCTTTTGTCTAGAAATTTGTTTAATCTTTTCTTACCAATAATTTTTTCTACTCTATCTGCTAATTTTGATACACCCCACAAAGCTCCCATTTTATCTATCATCTTAATAGTCCTTGTCTAGCAGCATCCTGTACTGTTGGCATTGGCATTTGAGTTCCAGCTCGTTTGCCCATAGCTGCCATTTGAGGACTCATTTGCTGCTGTCTTAATAAACCCTCTTGTTGTTTTTTTGCCATCTCTGGCATTAACTTAGCTCTTAATATCAGTTGAAGCTCCTGTTGTTCTTCAGGATTCAACATTATTAATTTATCTGCTAATTTTTCTATACTTTTAGTTTTCATAACTCCAATCTCTCCAAATTTCATCTTCTCTAGCTTCTAAAAGACTTTTTTGTCTTGATTTATAACTTGGTGATTTATGTACTGTTTTTTTAAATCTTTTAACTGCTCGTTTTTTAGATGCAGGTACAGTTTTTATTTTATCAATATTAATACCAAATTCTGTATATCTACCACTTAATCTTTTATTAATTGATCTTTTAAATCTTAAATTTAATTTATCTTTTGGTGTTTTTCTAGATTTAAAAACATAACTAAAACTTCTAGATCCTAAAACAGGTTCTCCATATGAGCTTACATCTTCAAATTGTGAAGATCCTTTAACAAAATGATATTTAAAAGGCTTTTTACGCCCTAGTTTTGTTCTTCCCCCAGCTCTTACTGCCATGCCAAGTGCATGTCCTAATTTACCTATACTCATCCAAAATACCTTTGTTTTTTGTATTTCATGATTTTTTCTGTTTTAAGAAACTCAGGATCTTTAAAATTTTTACTTAAATCGAACGCAGCTTTCTTGTTCGCTGCACGTTCTTTTTTAAGCCATTTTAAACTCATGCCTTTTATAGCGTGTGGTGCTCCTAATATAAACTTTCTCATCTTCCTTGTCCTCTGTATTTTTTATACGATTTTTTTTCGTTCTTGTTAAGTCGTTTTTTATGCCTGCCTATGCTTGGTCTAGTTCTTTTGACGTAGGTATTAACACCCCATTTAGGAGCTTTAGCCATTAGTCGTTATCAAGAATATCCCATATCACAGCACCTGTTATGGCACTAGATACTTTCGGATTTCTTTTGATCCACTTACCTGTTGCTTTAGAACCTATATGAGCTTTCTTTTGAGCACCATATAGTCCTTTGGCGATGCCTGGTTGACCTTTTTTGGCTGCGTAATCAGCAGTCATTTTCGTCACCTTGCCTATCTTTTTCTTGCCTTTGTATAGGGTTCTAAGCATGCTCACGCCTACTCGCCCTGCAGCTACAAATGGTATCATAAATGTCGTCCTTTCTTATAATGTATTCGTACAAAACCCCCCTAAACAAGAGTCATCGAAGATCGATGATCTTGATGGGGTGAAATCAAAACCCTACCTAAATTTAGTAGTGGTCGAATCGCCATTGAAGCGATTCGTCTTTAATCTTTTAATCAACAATCTCAATCGTCAATTAATTATCACTGTCGAGACAGACGCTCGCAAGATCGCTCGCTTGATAATTGAATTGTCTCAATCGATTGATTGATATCACTGCCACCTCCCTCCCCACTGGTCGGTCGGTGTCTTTGTTGTAAGAGATAGTCACTCCCACCCCCAGTAGGTGGTGGTCGTGGCTCTTATCTTCTTAATTATTGATCGCTGTAGCAAGTGACAGCGATAAATAATTGTTGTTTATTAAAATGGTTTGGTAATTGTTAACTCTCGGCGAAATCGATTGATTAATGATTACCGAATCACTCTTAAACTATTGATATATATAGCTATCTTGATTGCTAGGATATTAATAGACACACTAAATAGTGCTAATTCGAGGTCTTTCGATCGAATAGCACAGGGAGGTATATATGTTAAAATA